TATTTCGTTTACTAATTGCTCTAGCTTTTGCACGAGCATCTCTACTACTTGATGCACCCCATTGACGAAGCGATAATAACTTTCTCGTAGGTTTACCTTTGGAATCATAGTCTGGTCCTTTCGAAGCACCCATTCTAGCTAAAAAACTGGCTCGTCTTGGATTGTCACCCTTTTTGACTGGTGCTTTTAGATTCATGCCCTGACGTCTAGCAGAGGCTCTGCCTCTAGCATTCAATCCACCCTTGGGATTTTTGCCTGCCTTTCTCTGCCATGCTGGTGTCTTAGCCATTAATCAACCCACTTCTATAGCCATTTAGCTTATCATAAGTTAATGTTTCTTTTCTTCCGTTCTCAACGTAACTGCAATGAATCCAGCCACTGTTACCACCAGTATAACATTCTAATATTAACTGGTCAAAGTCGAGGTTATCCTTGATCCACAAAGCAAGCTCATAGTTGTCTACACCAGCTACCTCAAAGTCTGCTGCCTGTCCTTTACAATGCTGACTGTTCTCAGAACTTCCTATAGCAACAGATAACTCAGGGCATCTGTAACCACTGGAAACAATAAAGGAACCAAACTTGTTTCGTATTGGCTGTAGTATATTCTCACATAATAAAGTCAGATTGTATATTTCGTCTGCGTTTGGGATGTTGTCTATCCCTTTTCTCTCTGCTGTTTGACTCTTCGTTAATTCGCTTAGCGAGAAGTTTGGACTCAGCTTGGACATTACGTAACCTTTCTAAATCTTTTCGTTTTTGCTGCAATCTTTTTGGGTTGTTTAGATACTTGTTTACCTGCTCTAGTTGCTCTTCGTTTAGCAGCCGTAGTCTTGGCGTATTCACTGGCACTAAGAGCCTTAATCGCTTTCTCAGGTAGATAACGTTCACCTGTTGCTTTACGCCCTTGTGTACTAGGTTTACCACTCTTGGTACGCCACTTCTGTTTGGTCCAAGATTTTAGTGATCTTTGTCGCTTTGTAAGTGCCATTATTTATACCCACCACCTTTAGCTTTGTATTGCTTGGCAAGCATTTGTGCTTTCCTAGCTGACCATTGACCAGGCTTACCACCCTTGCCACCAGCTTTTATTCTTTGAAATAACTGCTTTCTCATGGTTGGCTTTGTGTAGTTACCTGATTTATTTACTGTAGATTTAGCCATGTTACCTACCTTTTACAAGTTTAGTCAGTGTCTTTGCTTGTTTTGCGTGCATCCTTGATGCTTTTTTTAATGCTGTAGCTACCTTTTTTACTTTTCTAACTTTAGATTTGGACTTCATTTTGTCAACCCCTTTTGCTTTTCATAAGTTCTAAGACCACCCAAGCCTAACATACCCATTAATACAGTCATTAAAGAACCCATGTCAAATGTTGGTAAGTCAGGAATTGTTAGACCTATATAGGCACATAAAAATATAGTTATTGGAGCTAAAACAAAGTGCCAACACAAAGCAATGCCACAGGTCCAACCAATGAAAGGTCTCCAACCAGCAACAAATATAGATTTATGTTGTGCTTCTGCTTTGTTTATTTCTAGCTGCCCTTTTGCTAACTCTTGTGCGTGTTTCTCTGCCATAGTAGCAATTTCATGTGACAATTTATTTTTTACATCTTTGTCTTCTATGAATTTACCAACTAAATTAGTAACTGGACCTATCAAAGCTGTTAGCATTATTTGTCTCCCTTATGTTCGTGACCCATCCATATACCAAACACTCCTGTCATTACACCCATAACCACAGAAACAAACGCTGACTGACTAGCTGTAGGTGCATCCAAATCCATAAACCATTCGGCACATCTCCAAGACATTATTGTACTCGCAAGCATCATAAATCTTGATAATATCTTCAATTTAATTATTGTCTCAGCGTTCATTGTATTAACACCTCATTCAAGCCAAAGCCTTCTAATAAAACTAAAGTAAAAAATAACAACAAAATTCCACCTGCTATAAGTTTACCAGAAAAATTAGTTGAGCCAATCTTTATAGCAACAAATTCATTACCTAATATCCTCAAAGATAATTCAAAACTATTTTGCCCTATATCTAGGTTGACTATTTTTTTATCTTTTTCCATTAGTATATCCTCACTTTGTCTTTACTTATGTACGGCACGAGCTTACAGATACATTCATACGACTTCATGCCTTCTTCTGTTTTGATCTGTTGTCCACTAAGTTTGTCTGCATAATATGTACAATCATTTACAGACCTAAAATATATACTACCTACATCTGTTGCACCGACCATACATGATAATATAAATGCTGTCATATTATACCTCGTTTCTTAGCTATAATTACAAGAATAGTTATAGCACCAGCTAACATAGCTGCTATAAGAATACCTAATATTACCTTTAATGTTAAATCTTTTATATGTTCTCTTCGTTTTGCAGCTTTGATAGCAGCTTCTTTTCTAGCTTTCCTTGCGTCAGCACAATACTGCTGATAGTCAGTCCACAGTCCTGCCCTACCATAAAGTTGCATATACTCTCTTAATTTATCGTGTTTCTGTCTAATTTGCTCAAGAGCCATAAACTCTTCCAGGTCATTATCACTTTTCCCAGATAAGTTTGTCCAAATACTATTGCGTTTTTTGTGTAAATCTTTTTGTAATTGTTCTTCAGCACCAATAAAATTGCTTATGGCTGACCCTGCTGAAGCTATATCTTTACCATTTTCGAGTGTTTGTTTGATGACTGCGAAAGCACTGTTTGCGACCATTAGCATTTCAAGCATAAGGTCACCTCACTAGCAAACCTATAAGCATTACTATTGCTGTGCCAGATGTACCTATCATTATATGCTCTAGTCTTTTAACCCTACTCAATAATTCAATAAATCTTTCATCACTAACAGCTATGTGTTTTTCTAATTTTAAATTTATGCTTTGAATAGTTGGCTTAGACATTTATATTCCTTGATTTTCCAAATATGTAGCATAAGCAGTTTTTATTGCATCTGTATGAACTGCATTACATATTGCTTGTACTTCTGTGCTTTCATTGGCTAAATCATCTGCACTAATGTTTGGTGCAACAACGTGCCTTGAGAAACTTCTGCTTATCTCTGTGCCATCTCTCTTGATGACTGTGGCAGTTCTTACTTGAACCATTTTGTAATCACCTATGACTTCTATTTTGTCTTGTATTGTTTCTTCTGTTAATGCCATCAATATCTCCTAAGTTATTCTATAAGTTCCAGAAAAAATAACATCATTCTTATTAGTTCCAGTTGTCAAATCACCTGTTTGAACAGGGTCTCCTATACCATCTCTAAAATCAGAACTAAAACCAAAAGTTAAAACTACATAATCAACCCCAACATTTATGTATCCTGATGTTGGAAAATGGTCAGCACTCCAACCAGCAGAGTAACCCACGTTTAAAGTTGAAAGAGCATTTGATGTATTATTATTAGTAAAAGGCAATCCTCCTAATCGTAAAGTACCACTACCACCTGATGTTGCACTTGTTCTTATTCTACCTTGAATATGTACTAAATCTCCCACTTTAATATATAAACCTGATTGTATATTATAAGTAATAGTTGGGTTTGATGATGCCTGATAAACAGGTGTCCAAGTTCCTTCTTCGTAGTCAGAAAGAAGTTCAGATGTTTGCCCACTTGCATCACTAGTAGCACTAAAATCTATACCATTACCAGATGTTCCAATAACTAAGTTTCCACTTGTAATTGTTGTATTCCCAGTTACACCTACAGCACTTGTAAATGTTGCACCACCATCTTTAAGAGTTACACCATCAACTGAAACCCCTGCATCTGTAACTTTTTCTGAAATCGTTCCTACTGTTAATGTACTCATTCTGCATTCTCCAGTGCTGTAATTCTAGTTTCTAATGCTTCAATTTTAGCTATGGCTTCTTTCAATGCACCAGTTAATAATGGCACAAGTTTAGCTTGGTCAATTCCCTGCATAACTGCTTCGCCATCATCATCTACTTCATTATGAGTGCCAGTTACTGCTTCAGCAACTACAGATTGTGCTTCGTGTGCAAGAAAACCATCAACAGTTGTGTCTGCATCTGCAATAAAATTAAATCTTTTAGGCAATAACTGTTTTACTCTATCAATAGCACCAGTCATATCTTCTACATTTTCTTTTAATCTGTGGTCTGAGGAAGTAACATATGCTGTACTCGTATTCGTGGTATTTATTGCTCCAACATTACTTCCATTCCTGTTAATAACAACACAAGTTGTAGAAGTTGAACCAGTTCTTGTATCTTGAAAAAAACAAGGAGTTGTAGCACTACCATCTGAAGCAACATGAAGTTTGCCTAAAGATGTAGTTAAACCTATTGATAAATTCCCACCGTTTAACAATCGCATACGTTCTGTATTATTAGTTGCAAATATCAAGGCTTGATTTTCATACTGCCAAACATAAGCATCTTCTGACGCACCTAACCCAACTATTAAACCATCTGAAGATGTTGCTCCAGTTGTACTGTTTGTAACTTGAAGATAATTACCACCACTTGTAGATTCATTTAAATGTAATTTATTTGCTGGACTACTAGTACCTATGCCAACTTTGTCGTTTCCACCATCAACAAACAACATATTAGCTTCGCCATTTGATTCTACTCTAAAATCTCTATCTGCTGAAGCATCATTAAAAACTACTCCAGTAGTATCAACTGTAGCCACTTCTGCATTAGCTATTTTTATTCCTATTTTGTCATTAGTAGATAAATCTAATCCACTGTCATTATCTCCAGTAGAGTTTACAACACTATTTACTTTTATTTCTGACATATTTTAAACTCCTAACAAGGCATTTATTTCATCATCAGATAAACCTAACTTTTTTAGCTTGGTTATCGCTGAAGTTTTATTATCTGCTTTTGCAGTATCTTCATCTTTTAATTCTTGTATTTTTGCATTTACTTCATCTTTTGTTGGCATTTTTGCAGTTTCATCATTAAGAATAATATTTTCATAAGACATTCTTTTTTCGCCAGTCCAATCTTTTCTCCAACCATACCATTGATGTTTACCGATATTGAATTTGCCTAATGCTAATTGCAAATAATCTTTAGTCATTTTAAGTATCTCCTAATCTAATAAAAGCAAAAGAAGTAGTGTTAGCATCTGTATTACCACTCACTATTGAGTTAGTTGCCATAGAACTAGTTGTAAATTTTACTTTTACATTAGCTGTATCTGTAACATCTACAAAACATTGACTAGCTCCACTAGCACCAGTTGTATTAGTTGCTAATCTGTTTCCATCAGAAGCATTGGCAATATTTGTAAAAGTACTATTGTTTGTGGTAACTTGAGTTCCAACATTAACTGAATTATCATCTTGTGGTGCAAGAGATGCATGAACTGTAATTTCATATATACCAGTTTCTGGAAAAGTAAATATACCAGAACTTTCCGACATCTGACCTCCTGCTGTAATAAAACCTGCACCAGTATGGTCTACTCTTTCTAAGTTAGATGTTATATCGGCATTAGTTCCTGTAATACTAGCAGTCAACCTAAACTGGTCAACAACTCTTATAAATGTACCTACTGGTGGATTAGCAAAAGTTGCAACTTGCGAACTATCAACTGTTATTGCTGTAGTATTTGCAGTTTTTAAAATTATTTGGTCATTTGTTGATAGGTCAATACCACTATCATCTCCTGCCAAATTCTTAATATTATCTACTTTTATTGTTGAACTCATGCTATCACCAAATTCCCTGCTACAGTTAATGTTGTACCACTTGCTACTGCAAGGCTAAAAAAACATCCACAATTATCTCCAGATGCTATTGTCGTATCCGTATTTAATTCTTGTTCGTGTGTTCTAAAAATATCGCCTTTACCATTTGTGGTATCACCTTGATTACCATTTTCTCCTTGAAAAAATCCTGCACCACCTCCTGCTGAAACTTCGGCAGTGTCTGTACTCTGGTTAAATGTGAATAAACTTATCCAAGCATCATTATCAGCATTTCTAATTTTTAAAATATTATTGCCACTGTCGTACCATAATTGATAAGCATAGGTTGTGCTTGGAGCAGAACTTCCACTATTTACAGAAACAATAGCCTGTAATACATTATTTATATCAGTCCTAGTATTTGGAAAAGTTTGGTTATCTATTACATAATCATGTTGTGCCATTTTTTACTCCTTTAAGCTGCAATTTCACCATAACCTTTTGCGACATAATCAAAAGTTCTGCTTACTATGGCATCACTACTATTATAAAAAGTAATTGTAAAACCACTAACACTTTTACTAGTTATAACATAATAATCGCCACTCGCCAAGTTCTGAGCAGAAATTCCTACACCTTGAAGTGCTTTAAAGTTTGGAGAAAATGTAACTGCCTTTGCACTTGTACCACTTACTATATCATTATCAGCTATAATTCTGTCTGGCATATCTATTGTAACTGATAAAGCACTAACACTTGGAGTTGCTTCTGAATCAAGAGTTGTTAATAAGGCTCTAAATTTAAATGCTCTTGCTTTATAATCCCCAACGACAAATTTTCTAAAATCTGTATATGTTGGAGAGCCTGCAGGGTCATCTTCTGTAGTTGCTACTTGCAGTTCAACATTTGTATCTCCAAATTCATTTGCATCTCCGTCAAATAAACCCTCTCTATCATCAAAGTTTCCAGTTGCATCATCAAATTGGACACCAAAGTCAACTCTTGTCATTGTGATATTCGCAGTTACTCTACTTGTATAAACTGCACCAACATCAATATAATTATCAAAATCATAAGTTCCAGATGATGCTACCTTACCACCCCCACCATCAAATAAACCTCCAGTTGTATCAAAGTTTCCTGCTCCACTATCAAATAAAATACTTGTTCCTAACCTTAATTCATTGCCAACTACAACTGTGGTTGTTTTTGTGCCAGTAAAATTTGGATTTTGTGTAGATGTAGCAACTGAATTTAAATTTTTAATATTTTCTATAATTGCTACTGAATTAGTTGAGTCAAGTGATTCATTACCTAATTTATCAACTGCTTTTATAAAATATGTACCAGTCATTGCAGGAACTACAGCAGTATTTGCGGGTCTTGATACCTTCGCAATTAAATCTATAGAGTTTGCATAAGTAGCACTTGCAGAAGTATCTCTTGAGTGTCTTATTCTATAATGTGGTAAATCTAAATCTGCAACTGGTCTCCAAGATAAATGTGCTTCTGTATTTACAATATTTACTGCAAAATTTGTAACATCAGCAGGGGGAGCAGTTTTACCTACAACTTGATGCTGTGCAGTTGTTACATCTGAAACTGCAAATCTTGTTAATGCTCTTGCTCTTACATCATATGTCACATTATCTTCTACGTTTAATAATTCAAATCTACCAACACTTGATTTACCCATATTTACATACACAGATTGGGTTGTTTTTTTAGCCTCAACCTCAAAATCTGTGATTTGTGATAAACCACTTGCAACATCTGCTATCAATACACTAACCGCTTCTTCATTTAGAACTCTTAATTCGTCAGAAACAGTCAATGATGGTGGAGTCACCTCAAATGGATTTGGTAATGTAGTATTATCAATTAAAAATTGTTTTTCATCAACATTAGCATTAAAATCATAGACGGCAGAGTTTGTTTCTCTTAGTGCTAAATTTATTCCAAATGCAGGGCTTCCATTTTCTTCAATTATAGCCATTGACCACTCTGCAACTTCAAAAACTTTATTAGAAAAACCATATCTATCTAAAGTTACATTTACAGTATCACCAACATCTAATTGAAAACCTTTAAAAGAAACAGTTGAACTTATAGTAACTTGTTGTCTATTTCTAAATAATGCAATTTTAGCTAGTCTTTGTGCAGTATTTGATTCTATAGTAAAAGGTAAATCTAAATCAAGAAATTGTCTTTGCCCTCCATCTTCCGCTTCAAAAGTACTTGATGTGAATGCAGGGTAATCAGTAGCAATAAAATTATTTGTAGCAGGAGCAAAAATACCTTTTACTGCATTGTAATTATCTCTTTTTGATCTTTTTGTTTGAATAGTTATTCCACTTACAAAATCGCCCTCTGTAAGAGTAACTGTGGGTGTTTGATATTCTGCGACCTTCATTCTAAATTTACCATTTGAAAAAGTAACTAGACCTCCGCATGAAGTAAGTAAATTGCTCAATATTTGTTTTGGAGCACCTTTTGTTTCAAATGTTCCATTGACTTGGTATCTATCTGTAGTATTACCATTTTCCTTTGTAACAGTTTCATCACAAGTATTTGCAGATGATATAAAAGTAGTATCATTTATTTCAGTTGATGATGCACCAAAACCATATCTTGTGTCTGTAAGATAATCTCTTATACATAATGCAGGATTTCTTGAAAATGCAGTTGTTGATGTTCTTGGATCAAAAACTTTTTTGCCTTGAACTCGTGCAGATATATTGGGAATACCTCTTGGAAAGGCATCTCTATCAAATTCAAGTCTAGCATAAATATAAGCAATACCTCTTAATCTATGTTGATCAGTCCACTTTCCATTTGATTCTGATATAAGAGTTGCATCTGCTGATTGTGAGTCAGAACCAGTATGTTTTTTAATTCTTATTTTATTTGCATATTGTGATGGCGATGTTACGTTTCCATTACCATCAAGAGAAACTCCAGTATCATTTATAAAAATTGTGCCTATTTGATTTACTTCATGTCCTGCTAATAAAATTATCATGTGAAGAAATTTATCATCATCTGTACTTTCAATGAATCCTAAAACCCCAGATACTCTTACTTCTCCATAAATAACCCTTCTTGGAACAGTAGGTTGCTTAATCATTTGTGTTCTATTTTGTGCTTCTGATGTAAAATCAGAAAAACTTGGTAAATTTGGAGTTGGTGCTAGTGCTTGAAGTCCTGCTGATACTGCAGCCGTTATCGCAACTGTTGTTGCGAATGTTGCCATACTAAATGTACTTGCAAAAATACCTGCAGGTCCCAATGCAACGATTGCTACTGCAGCTAAAATAGTCTGAGGATTTGTTATGGCTTTTACAAATTTTTTAAAAAAACCCATTAGCTACCCCAAACAACTTCCTTGTCTTGCAGATCATCTACATATTCAAGACCTTTATCATCTGGAAAATCAATCTTTTGATCCTCTGAAGTAAATCTTCTTTCTCTTGCTCTATCTAGGTCAATAAGCCTTGATTCTGCACTTAACTTAATAACTGCTGACTCTCCGTTATCACTAATTGTCATTAAATCCATTTGACCTTGAAATATAGCATACGGATCAGCAACTGGGCTTCCATTTGACAAAGCACCTAAGTAAACAATAGCCGTTCTGCCTTGATAAGTTTCTGACAATGCAGAAGAAACAAGATCTGTTGGAATACTTGATAAAGTTATACTTATACCATTAGCTTGAATCTGTGCAGTTTCTTGTGGCGGACTTATAGATATGACATCACCACTTCCAACATATGTTTTGCCACCAAATGTTATATTTCCATAACCTGTCCAAGACAAAAAATCACCACCATCAAACCCTAAATCAATAGCGATAAAAGGTTGCATTTCACTTGATGTAAATTGATTATTTAATGCGGTAGTTAAATCTCTACTCATGCTAAATATTCCGTAACTGCAAAAGTAATACCATAAACAGATATAGCATTAGCTTCCCATTCTGTGGCATTATTTACAAGTCTAAATACTCCCTTTGGACTTAAAACTGTGATTGGTGTATCATCCGTAGGCGAACTTCTTAATGCAGGCTCAATTGATAATGTCGCATTTCCACTAGAGTCTGTGTCTGCATCTTCAACAATCATGTGTAACCTTGAACTTATACCAGAACCAATTTGTATATAATCTCCTGCTTTTAAATATCCAGTTTGACTTGCTGTTGCTCCATCTATTGTTAAAGAGTTACCAGTTTGGCTTCCACCATTTACTAAAGGTGTTCCTGCACTTGAAGATGCAGTTCCATTTGGAGTTCTAGCATCCCAATCACCTAAAAGCATTTGACCAGATACACCCCTTAGGGATACAAGAGATGCTACCCATTTTTTTGCAACCGCTTGTTTCATTGGAGGTAAAGTAACTTCTGCCTCCCACCATTCACCAGTATGACGAAAAGTTTGAGTTTGACCAGTAAAAGGACTTGTTGATTGACCAATAACTCTACGGATTCTAAATGTTGTGCTTATTGGTTGTGCTATAGCATCAGTTGGTAAAGATATAGGATATGTTATTGCCATTAACTCATAACAGTAGCAAAAGTGCCACCCCTCTGTTTTGCATCTACTATTGCTTCCATAGTTGATGATTGTATTGTTGGAAGTAAATTAAGAACCTCTGCTCTAACAGTTTGAGCAACTCCAGTGCTTATA